CTAGGAACATGTAGGAAAGAATAAGACCGGCGTCGATCCAATCAATTCTGGTCCCACCTGCTGCCGTAAGAATTATCTTCATTGTGATCATCCAAGGCAATACTGCCATTATGATATTTTGGATACCATCAAGGACTGCCTCCACCTTGCTCATCCGTTCAACTCCACCGCCTTCTTGGCCGCCTCGACGATGTCTTGGGCGGTGATATGACGCAGCGCGTTACACCAGTATTGCGTACCCTTGGTCTTGTTGGTCGCATCCTTGCACATCTGCTGCGGCAAGCCCGCATGTGGGCGGCACGGGCTATGCGGGCAGGTGTCAGGCTTGAACACCGACACGTTGCGCGGGTAGTGGGTCATACGATCATCAGGATGGTAGCTGCCCCATAGGGACACACATGGCGTGTCCAAGCCGGCAGCGACGTGGTTGATCGAACTGTCCGGCGCCACGACGAACTCCGCATTGCTCACGATCGGGAACAGCGAGCGGAACTGCTTGGTTGAATTGAAAAGGTCGATCACTCTGGGATGGTCTACCTTGAAATTGTTTGAGTTGTCTAGCCCAATAATCACCGCCTTGTGATTGGGGAAAGCCTCGAGCAATGCCAGCACGGCTTCCTGTCCCTGCTTGGGCGGGTAGGTGCGGGTCGGCCCTGAACTGCTGACGTGGTAGGCGAAGAAGTCTCCTTTGATAGGCCACTTGCCCATCTCGGTCAATTCCTTGTGATCCGGTTCGATCAGGTACAGGTGCGGGCGTTTATACTTTGGATCTACGTCGCCGGCATTCATCCAAGTGTAGATGCGGTCATAACAGTTGCCCGGGCCGGTCCCAAGCTTGGTGTCGCCCACCTGCCCGCTGAACAGGTCGTCGGTCGGGACGTGCGCGTCATACGAATCCCACGCCTCGAGCGTTGCCGGCAGGGGAAGAAGTCTGGCGCCTAGTCCTGCATATAGTGTCAGGTTGCGTGCGGGTGCGTATACATCCACAACCCCTCCCGACTCCTGCACCAGATAATGCACGATCGCGGTGGTGATGATCGCGTCACCGATTGCCCCGGCACGGTACACGGCGGTTGCCCCTCCGGTCGAGCGGCCCGGGTAGTACGGCTTGATCTTGTGCGGACATGGCACCGACGTCTTGAATAGCTCGCCCGTCAGTTCGTCGGGCAGCATGTACGTTGTGCGCGGCCAAAGGTTATTGTCATCGATGCGATGAACACCGGGTGTTTCGTTCTTCCATAATTTCATGGTTTGATATCCTCCCTAAACGTATTTAGCCCGCCAGTTGTTTTTCTGGGCATACTGGACCGAGCGCCTGTCGCACTTCCAAGCACGGGCAATCGCACTGATGCTCATGCCCATGAGGTGCTGCTGCTGCCATACGGCGTAGCGACGGGCTACGGTTTCTGGAAGCTTGTTGCCCTTGACTGATCTGTCCACCTTGAGGTCGTCGGGTATGACCGGCTCTTCCGGCTTGCCTGCTACCGCAAGCATGATGTCCTCAAGGCGTTTCCTTGTGACGAATAATTCCTGCTTGATGGCGACCAGCGTCGCCTCCATCACGGTTAGCCTTTCAGCTAGAACCTGTTCGCTTTCTTTCGTGTTCATCTCTTTGGATTTCCTTTGCTATCAGGAGCGACGCATCCACCTGCGCGATGATCGCCCTTAGTTTGTTTATCATAAGGTGGTCTGCCTCATCCCTGCGCTTTGCTAGTTTGCGCCGGGATAAGGACAGCATGTCCACCAACCAATCGATCTTCTGACTCAAGACGTGCGGATACGAAAGGTTTTCGGATACCGCCGGCTCGGCCTGCTCTTCCCTGCGGCGGATAGCGCGATCGCCAACACCTGACTACGGGATCGCGGCTTACCGCCGGCACCCCGGGCGCTGCCCTTCTTGCGGTTGTCCGCCATCAGTTCCTTGATGTTCTTACCTACGTTCTTACCTAGTGGCATGGCCTACCTCCTTATGCTGTTTCTTCCCCCACGACCCCGTCGAACGGTTGCTCTTCGGCGTGGAAGGTTTTCGTTTGTACCCTAAGCCATGTGGGTTTGGCAAGGGAATTCTTTCCGGTGAAAGACGTCTCCTTGAACATGACGTTGTTCCCCGGGACGCAAGTGATACGGCCGTTGGCAAGTTCGATGAAGTGATGCGACTTTGTTTGGCTAGGCTCCATGCTATAAGCGTCACCGTAAGGCTCGGACGTGAACATGTACGATCCCTGCATCCAAGCCTGCCGGGACGCCAGCCACACCTGACAGTCCAGTTCGCGCAGGTAGTCATACTCGATCGTGGTGAAGTTCCAGCCGAAACAATCCCAGCGCTGCGCGTCGCCCAAGGTCCACGGCTCTTCCATTCCGCCCGGGAATGCGAGCGCATGCAGGGGCAGCCCACGGTACAGGGCGCCGCACTTGAGCATGACGGTGCATCCCCAAGCCCGGTGCGGTACCGAGTATAGCCCGAACCAGACAGCATCTTCCCATCCATGCTCCTTGCCTTGAGAGCAGAACTGGCGGTCCACCATGACGTACTGATGGCGCGGTAGGTTTGCTGCGAATGTCATTTGCGGTCCATCCACATTGCCAATAGCGCAACGCCAATGGCGAACATAAGCATTTCGTTTGGTCCTATATCAATCATGTAGTTTTAACTCCGATAGGGGGTTGAGATTGGCGTGCGGCACAAAGAAGCAGGGCGGGTGCTGGCTGAACCTGTACTCATCCTTCTTGCCATCCTCGGCGTGAATCCATCCATGAATCGTATAGTCCGGGCAGCGGCCGGATACTGACACTACAATCCCGGTGTCGTCCGGTCGGATCTTGAGATCCTTCCGGCTCGACCACCGTACCTCTAGGTTGGTGTTCTCGATGTCAGGCACATGAAACGTGTTGACCCCGAATCCCCAATAGATCCCCAGCGTCTTGGCAACCGCAAGCTCTGCGTGCGCGGCTTCGATATGGTACCCCCATAGCTCGCCAACCACCTTCTCGGGGAAGCGTGGGTTACGGCGCATATGGCTCGCTTCCGCATTCCTGCGCATGCCAACGTATCCTGCGACCAGAATCTCGTTTGCGTTGAGCGTGACGTTTATCTCCATGCCGGCCCCGTGATCCATGCCACCAGCGCCCATCGCGTGCCGAGCAGTGGTGCCTTGGCCTTATGCTTAATCCAAGACGGGAAGAAGTTTGCCGACCCCTGATGAGTTGACTTCTCCACCCCATGCCAATCCGCCTCGACGCATAGCCCGCCGCCGACGTAATCCTCCGGCCGGGACAGGTTCACGACGCAGGTCATCTTGCGGTCGCTGCCGTCGTAGGTATCGAAATGCCACTTAAACTTCTGGAGCGGACGGTACCTAAGCACCTGCAACTGTTGCATGTCCGATATATCGAACCTGTAGTGTTCCTTGTTAACCTCGGATACAACCGCTGCCAGATAATTGTAGACCCACTGGAAGTGCGGCGACTTGGGCAACCAGCATGACGCGCAGGTGCGGGTTCGGCTTGTCACCCGGCTGCCGTCCTTGGCAAGCACGGGCGCCCGGGTCATGCCGATGATCTCGGCGTCGCGGATAATCATCTCGCACTGCGAGCGGGTGAATGCCTCCGGGACCGTTACGGCCGTCAGGATCTTTTGCTTAAACGTTTTTTCGGTTTGCATTTGTGTTTCCCTTCTGCGAATTCAGTTAAAAGTTTTTTGATAGCGTAGCTTGCAAGCTCGTCCCTATCGTACATGATTCTATTAAAACCGATGTGCGCCAGCCTATCGGCCATGTTGTCGTCAATGTCGAATTTCATTTCGACCATTTTGACTTCACTCTCGCCAATAAACTTTATCTGTCCCAGTTTTTCCATTGCTCTCTTTCCTCCTTAATTCTGTCAAACAACCAAAACAAAAACGCTGCCCCGGCCAAGACAAGCGATAGCGCAACCGAGAACGCAATAATCAGCGCGGCAATGTTTACGGTCATCTCAAGTATGGTTTTAATTAGTTCCATGATTCTTCTTTATTACACGATTGAGGGTTGCTTGGTCAATATCTATTCCGGCCACCTTGCACCAGAACAGGATCACGCCATTGGAGAAATCGTCCACAAGCTTCCTGACAGACTCAACTCTGCGGTAGCAGTTGCAGTCTCTGACGTTCTTGCTCCTTGCACCCGTAGGTTGTATCCCATTCAGGATGCCTCGTCTCTGTAGCATTCTTATGTCGTCGATTGCGCGGATGACTATCTCGCCGGCAAGCTGCTGAATTCTTGCGTCGTAATCACCGGATGTTAATTGCGTCGAGACCATTTCTTTTTGTTCTTTCCTGAGCGGTCCTGACACCAGACCGCATACATGTTCCATAATTCTGCCGCATCCCTAGCGGCATCCTTTGTGTCAAAATC